CAGGTGCTACATTGTAATGTTCGTTCCAGTTATCTATTGTAATCTCTTTGCGAGTAACATATGAAAATCTACTTACGTTTTCCTGTATTAGTAGATCCCAGTCACGATCACTTGAAACTAGCCAGATTTTGTCTAAACCGTACTGTTTTTTACGTTTTACAAGATGTGCGGCTAAATCATCTGCCTCTACACCTTGAAACCTTAGTACAGGATGTCGTTCTTCTAGTATTTCGAGTGTTGCTTCGTACTCTTCAAAGAAATCAATAAATGCTTGTCTTTCTTCTTCTGTTTGCTCTGCATACTTATCTTTTCGATTTTGTTTATAGTCAGGTAGTATTTCCTTTCTATAACTTGATGAACCCTGATCTGCTGTGATAATTACTTGTTCACAGTTATAAGAGTTTGCTAAAGATGCAACTGTTGCTGCATAATCATCTCGAAAATCTGTTCTGCCTTGATGTTTCCAACGAAAAGCTAAGTTCAGAGCGTCTACGATTAGTGTGCCATCGGCATTGTCTAATCGTTCATTAAAATTAAAAGCCACTTATAAACTCCACTTTTTCATGTTGTAACCAATCTTCTGCAAGTAGTACATAACAGTTTAGAAACCGAATAAATAGATACTCTACTGTATTCTCTGGCTTGTGTTCTGTTACGACAAATACTTTAGATCGGTCGTATTTAAAAAATAACAAAGGCTTTTGATCGCCTCCTGCTGCTTGTATTACTATCTTTTTCCACCACTTTACTAAATTATTTGTTTTTGGTTGTGTAAAAACCTTATCTGAGAGTGGTGAGTCTTTATAGTTTTTTACCTCTATGCAATAATAGTTTCTCTGGTTGGGAACATATAAGTCTCCTTTGAGATACTCCAGAGCACCCGAGGAAGGTACTCTTTCAAATTTAAGGCCAGTTGCATCGCGAAGCATATCACGTACTAAATACTCCCCCCTTGCACCTTTCGCTCTTGAGTCTACCATACTCTTCCTCACTCATTCCACAGTTGGGACACACTTCTCCATCTGGAGTGGAGAGTAATACTCCGTAACACTTGTGTGTCCAATATATTATTGATTTTTTGTTCTCGCTATCTAAATGCCACAGTTGATTTCTTCTAATACCATTCATTTTAGTGTTCCAATTTACTTATGTTTTCGTGTTTTACAACTTCGATCTTTTCAAGTAAAGGATGTGACCAACCGTGAGATACAATATAGGTGTTTAAACCTTCTCTTAATAAAACTTCCACGATTTTTTCTCTACCTAGATCATCGAGAACATTTATTACTTCGTCCAAAAACAATATATTGATTTTAGACTTCGAAATGCTACTCATTAGCTTACGTATTGCTATCAGAGTAGCGGTGTTTACTCTTGCCAATTCTCCAGAAGAGAGAGCAAGAATATCTACTACATTACCGTTGTCTGTAATCTGAACATTTAACTTATCGTTCGATACTACAAACTCAAGTGTAAATCTACCATCAGAAAGTTCAGCCAAATATTCATTAGCCAATTCTTCAAGCTCTCCGACAAGATTTTCTATCTTGTATGCAAGTAATCCATTTGTACTAAAAGACTTCTTCAATATCTCAAGATTGGACTCAAGTTTTTGATTTTCTTTCAGTTCTTTACTATACTCTTCTAACTGCGCCTGAAAATCCGCAGTTTGTTCTTCAATTACTTGTATTCGGGTGTTTTGATGGGTTCTTCGCTCGTTTTCTGCTGCGAGTTCTGCCAAATTCTTCTTTGCCTCTCGTAATCTGCTTTGAACATCATCCAAGCGGGACCGCAACTCTTGCTGATCCAGAAGAGATGACGGCAAAGTACGATCATACAATCGAAACAAATCTTCCCAATTTTTACGATTAGTTTCGTTATTTTCGAACTCACGATTATTTCTTTTAATTTCTTCAATGATTGGTTTAATTGCATCTGCTTTTCCTTGAGCTTCCGATGCCAAATCTCTTGCAGTTTCCAACATTTGCTTCTCTGTTGAGATATCAATCGGTTGTCCACAAGTGGGGCATTCATCACTTAATTTTTCTAATTTTTCTATAGTCTGCAGAGCACCCGTAGCGACTGCATTATACGAGCCTAAATCTTCTTGCAAATCATCATAGGATTCATACTCTTTTACTGATGATGCCTGAATCTTTGCAATATCAATGGCTTCCAATAGTTTCTTGTACTGATTATTTTTTGAGATTTTTTTATTTTTTTCCGAAATATTTTCAATTTCTACCGTTAAAGAACGAGAAGCTTCTTCATCTTCGGATGTATCAATTTCTAAATCTAACATAGGTAGTATAGATGTATCACTCAATTTATTATTTTTTAACCAGTTTTCAACGGTTGTGAGTTTCCCATCTATCGTATTTGATACTAAAGCTACCTCTCTTGAAGCATTTTTAAATATTTCAAATAACTCTACATACTTTTCCAAGTGTAGTAAATCAATCAGAAACTTCTTTCTGTTTGCATCTGTAGCAGTTAAAAACTGTAAACTTGCATTTGTATTTTGATAAACTAACTGTGAAAAAGTTTTAAAATCTACACCAAGAATCTCTTGTATAGTCTTGTATGTATTTGTTGCTGTATGGCTAGAAATATCAGTACCGTTCTTTTCTAGCTTTACTTTTATACTTGTTTTTCGATTGATAGTAATTTCATATCTATCTTCATCTTTTCCGAAAGAGAGATAAATATTGTATCCATCGTTTACATACCGATTTGGTATGTCTGCTTTCTTAATTCCTTTTGAGTTTTTATTATATAATGCTTCTTCTATAATTAATGGTATGGAAGACTTTCCCATACCATTTGTTCCAAGAATCTGTGTTACTATATTATCATTTAAATTTAACTCATTACCAGAACCATAGCTAAAACAGTTATCCCATTTCAAGGTTTGAAGCGTAATCATTATATGTCCCTATTATGTCTGGTACTTTATCTTCATTTATTTGTAGAATATATGTTAAATATTCCATCAACTCTTCTTGTATTGTCATTTCTTTACTCATTATAAGAGATGTTTCTGACTTTCTTACTACTACTTTCTTATCAAGTAGTTCTGAGTTTTTTATTGTTGCTAAATCTTGTATGTCTCCTTCTATCTCATAAATGGTGTGATGAAAATCAGTAGGAAGCATGTCTTCTTCACTCTTTACTGTTTTACGAATAAGTTGTGGTAGATGAAACTCTTCCCACATCCATTCCCAGTTGTTTTCATTTATAAGAATATATCCAGTCTTTACTAAGTTTCGATGAAAGGATGTAGTCATCGGACTTCCTGGATATACTATATTCTGTTGTGTATTGCTGTGAGAATGTAAATCACCTGCAAATACTATTGGAAAATCTTCCAATAGACTAAGATCAATCTCTGGTTTTACATGAGGAGGTATCTCACCTCTTACATGAGTAAATAAAGGTTGTGTCTTGTTAAAGTGTTCTATTGCACCTTTTCGATGCAGATCCGCATAGGGAAGTATACCATAACCCAACTCATTGTCAACATAAGAGATATCTATTATGTTGATGAGAGGGTTAATATCACGAGAAACTTGTTTGAGCTGAGTAAAGAAAGTTTTATTTTTCTTTGTAGCTTCATGGTTTCCGTCATAAATAATTGTTGGAATTGTTACCTTTCGAATGAACGAAAAATATAATTCTAACTCTTCCATATTTGGTAGACGATCAAAAAGATCGCCACCAATTATGTGCATATTACATTGCTTCTCTAATTCATAGACCTGCTCGAAAAAGTAACGATAACGGTTTATAGCCCACTTTACAGGTACGTTTTTTTGTCCTAGCTTTATGTGCCAGTCTGCCGTAAAGAGAATCATCCTACATTGAACTCTTGTTCGAGAGCTTCATCATCTGTCTCTTCTCCACTATTTCTTACTCTGTCAAGAAGCTCTTTTTGAGCGTCAGGAGTTGGACGAGGCATAACATCATCCATTGATCTTAAATCAGAAATAGTTTCTAGCTCACTTTCTGTTAGTGCTCTTGGCTTGCACTTGAGGGCTTGTAATTGATACTCTACATTGTATGGTAGAGGCCCAGTCTTTACTCGCTTGAAGCAAATATCCCAACCTGTTTCTACATTTGTAGGATCGCCCAAATCTTCAGCAGCAGTAATTATCTGCTCCCAAAGTTTTTTCTTTAAGTTTACTACTTTTACTGCGCCATTGTCTATACATTGAGTTGCATAGCTCCAGCCACATTTTAGATCTGGATAGTACTGACGTACCCAGTCTGTTTCTAAATTATTGAATTTTTCTGTATTCCTATCGAATGATAGGCATTCCAAAGGAATATTCTTTCCGTTTTCACCTTGAATCCAGTAGACATATCTTGCTAGAATGTCTCCCACGATTCTCATTTTGTTGTCTCCATCTACATATTGAAATGTTTCGATGGAAGTTTTTTGGGCAGAGCCCTTGTGTTGATTAAATTGTATAGCCATTAGTGTATTGTCTCCGTGACTTCTTCGTAGCGAAAGTATATATCCTGTTCATCCACTGCGAGTAGCCTGTTGTCTGTTATTAAAGTTAGAGGCGTTGGACAGTGCAACGAATCTAATGAGGTTTTTCTAGTCGCAAGATATTCACCATAACTTCTCATAGAAGCTAGTGCATAATATATTGCGAGCTCTCTTTGTGTATACTTATAAGAATGGTACAAAAGAACATCTGGATGAACCAGAAAAGAGTTTCCTGTGAAGTTTTTATTAGAAAATTTATAGATAGGATCAAACTTATTTTTAGGGAGTTGACCCTTTATAAGCATTGACATTATTTTATTACAGGTAGCAGTATCTCCCTGTGCCGTATCATAAACCTTCTTCCAATCAAATAAGAGCATATATTATACTTAAATTTTACCAAATTGTCAAGAAATATTTTTTAAAGGTATGTCATCTTCCAACCCTGCTTCATGTAGAACCCTACACGATTCGAGGCTTGTTTTCTGGCAGTATTTCCTTTAAGATGAATATCAATGATAACTGGATCCCTCTTTCCCTTTTGTTTTCTTATTACTCTACCTACTAACTGCGTAAGTAGAGGCTCGTTGTTGATAGGAGTGCCTAATATTAAACAGCTTAGATTATCAACTGATATACCTTCAGAGAAGATTGCTTGAGTTCCATAAAGAACTTCTGCTTTTCCATAAAGAATTTTATCTATCATTACTTCTCGTTCTTCATGCGGTACTTCTCCCGTTACGCATATCGCTTTCTCTCCTGTAAGTTCAGCACAAGATTTTAGAAATCCTACTCTGTCACTTACAACTAAGACTTTGTGCCCTCTTGCCGCGTAGGCGGCCGCTAGCATTGCGATTGTGTGTCTATACTCTTCATCGTTTGCTAGTTTTGTTACTCTATTTGCCCAAGGTATCTTTGCTCCATCCATGAATCGTATTTCAGAAGGAACAATATGTATTTTAGGGGTCATATAGTTTTCTTTTGGTGGTTTAAAGATTGTATTTCCAAAGTAATCTCTAAACACTACGTGCTTTCCATCTTTTCTTTCTATAGTGCCTGATAGACCTATCTTATATCTACAGTAATTTGTATCTATCACTCTGGAAAAAGTAGGACTACTTACGTGATGCATTTCATCAAGTATAATTGTGCCAAACTCTTTACGAATCTTCTCAATGTTACGGTATAATGTCTGTGTATTCCCAATGACGATAGGAGCATCAAGTTCAAACTTACCACTACCTATTATGCCTGGCGTGATTCCAAATACTTTTTCTACTTCTTTTGCCCACTGATTTCGAAGTGGAACTGTATGTGTAACTACAAGTGTTTTCTGCCCTAGTTTTCCTGCGATTGCTAAACCTGTAAAAGTCTTTCCCCAACTGACCCATGCGTTTATTATCGCATTGTCTATGATTTCATCATATACCGCTTTTTGACTGTCTCGTAGATCAAACTTAAATTTTGGAAATTCTACTGGTATGTTTACTCGTTTATCTACTATTTCATAGTGGTTTGGTATTAGATCCGTTCTTCCAATCGGTAATGAGACTAACCCATTACGAATAATTCCCATATTTTTAATTACCTGTGGAGGATCTAAAGGATTGTGCGCAGGTATTGTATACGTGAGTTCTTTATCTAAATCCTCTTGCATATCTGCAGGACAATCCATGTAAATTCTATGACTCATTACTGCTTTCATACTTTCCTTCGTGTATCTTTTAATTTTTCTTCGGCATACTCATACAGAAGCCAAGGGTTATTTCTAATATGTAATATTCCTGCCCATATAAATCCTGTTTCTGGCGGTCGTGGAATTGTAAATGGAAAACTACAGCCATGTACCCAGAGTAAGCAAGCTTTTGTTTTAGGTTCTACTTTTTTTATTTTTAAATATTTTAGTTGTGCAAACTCAGTTTTTTCATATACAAAAGGATTTCCCCCATTATCAATAAAATACTTTGTTGTTTGTTTCATTAGACCGTTTGCAGTTGTTATCATATTTCTAAGATTATACTGTTCTTTGTGAGGAGTTAGCATACGTCTAAGACCTAATGAATCTCCTGGCATATTTTTATCGTCTAATAATTTGCCATCAAGTAATAATAGCCCATCTGCTATCTCCCAGTTGGATGAATCAAGTAAAAATATTGGAAAATCTAACTTCTTAAACTGTTTATATGTAATTACCATACATTTTCTCGAACTTTCCTCCTGAATAGTCTTCATGTACTATTTCAAAATCACAGCCTACAGGAGTGCCTGGTATAGATAAACCTCTATCAAGTTGCACAAAATGTGCTAATTTTTCTTTGTAGTAGTCTACTTCTTTCTCTGGTACTTCTGCGAGAATTGAGTCATGTACTAGAGCAAAAATACGGCTTCTCATATTGTTTGCTTGTATATGCTTGTTCATATCTACTGCGCCTAAAAGGTTAATATCAGAAGCAGCAGACTGCACCAGAAAATTAAGACCAGACCTAACGCTATGGCTCTGGATGCCTTTGTCTGTCGATGCGACATTTGGTAATCTCCTTTTTCTTCCGAAGAAGCTGTAAATAAATCCGTTTTGCTGAATAAATTTTTGATTTTGTTCTATCCATGATTTGAGTTTGTGAAAGGCATTGAAGTATTCATCAATTACTTCTTGTGCTTCTTGTCTACTAAAATATGTACCAGAGTCTTTTGTAACCTGCTCACTAATCTTTGCTGGTCCTGCACCGTACATAATACCAAATGTTACAGCTTTTGCTGCCTGTCTTTGAGTAGTAAACAACTCTGCAACATCTTCTACAGGACATTTTAGTTTGAATACTTTATGTGCGATTGTACTGTGAAAGTTTCCGCCAGAACGAAATACATCCATAAGTGCATTATCGTTTGCAAGAACTGCCGCAACATAAACTTCTGCTGTGGTCAAATCCATTGCAACTATTTTATTACCAGGAGCTGCTTTTATACATCCTTTTACAATAGGGTTGTCTCTAGGCAGTTGTTGCATATTGAGTTTGCCACTAGAAGAAAGCCTGCCAGAAGTAGTACCATGAAGGTTAAAACCTGTACGCAATCTACTATCAAGATCCAACTGCGGTAAGATTTTGTCCAAATAAGTATTTTTAATTTTGGATTTTTGCCGTATTTCAAGGATGAGCTTCGGGATGTGGGATTGTTTAGAGAGCTCTTCAAGAACTTCTGCATCTGTCGAATGTGCGCCAGTGCCAGTCTTTTTACCAGTTGGATTGAGGCCAACGAAGTCAAACAATAAACTACGAAGCTGTACAGTACTATTAGGATTAAAATCTTTTCCATTTATCTCTTCAAATTTTCTTATGGAAGGTTCTTTGTACATCTCTTCAATGGCATCATCTATCTGCTGTTGCATTAGTGATTGAGATTTGACAAGTCTGAGCTTATCAAAAGGAACACCATTGTCCTGTATGTCTGTAAGAAACCTGCATCCGGGAATTAATATTTCATCATATACTTTACAAAGTCTTTTATTTTGTTTTATCTTTACAAACTTTTCATATATTAGAAACGTGACTACTGCATCCATTGCAGCATATGTTTTCATTACTTCAAAAGGTATTGAGTCCCAAGTAAAATCATTCTTGAGTACACCCTTTTCTTTTCTATAATTATCTATCCAGTCGTACATGGGCTTCTCATAGTCTCCAAACTTAGTATACTTTATAGCTAGTTGTTTTAAGCCATGAGTTCCTGGGTTTTCATCTATGAGATAGTGAAGAAGCATTGTATCTTCGAATCGAGGAAACTTTGAGTTAAAATGATACTCAAAGAACGCCATATCAAACTTTGCATTATGAAATACAATTATAGACTGATCAAAGATAAGCTGTAAAAGTTCTTCTGTTTCCTCGTTAAAACATTCTGTGTCTATGTAGACACCATTTACTCCATCATAACAAACGGAAATACCTATTATGTGCCCGTCTCTTGGGTATAATCCTGTTGTCTCTGAGTCTAATGCTACATAAGGAGGTTTGGCATTGTAGCATTCTTTGAGCCATTGATTGGCTTCTTCTGTATTCTGTATCCCCTTTGCCATTTCGGGGGTGACTACTACATCTTCTGCGTTTCCACTTATGTAGTCTATAATACTTTTCTTTGAGTCTTCCCATGTTCTCCTTGCCTCTGGCTTGAATGCCAGCATTGATGGGTTTATCACTGGTAAAAATTTATCTTCTACTTTCTTACCAGAGTATTCTGTGACTGAATTAATAGGTGTGAAGTATTTCAAAGCATCACTACCTACAAGGATTAACCAGTCATATGCATCTATATCTATATCTATATCACAGTCTCGTTTTAAGACTTTCTTGATAGTTGGATCAGAACATAGTTGATACTGATCAAAGTCAAATGCATTATCAAATTCTTTTTTAAAGTTTGTTCTACTAGGTTTCGTTTCTATTAGGGCAACGTTAGCCATATAATTTACTCTTTAGTTTATCTACTCTTGTTTCTGTTAATGCACCTGGATCGCTATCTTTCAAATGCACATTTCTAGGGTATAAGCCTACTCGCTCTACCATCTCTTTTACTTCTTTTGCTGCTGTCTGTCCTGCATCATCTCCGTCAAAGAATATATCTATACTTTCTACTCCCTGTATTGAGAGCATTCTTAGCTTATCTTCATTTATATTCTTTGTTCCAAAACAACAAACTGCATTTGTCAAACCTTTATCGTGAAGGTTGATCATATCATAGATTCCTTCTACAAGTATTACTGCTCCTTGTATTGGTTCTACTATTGGGAACAAAGGCATCTTTGCTCCTGCAGGAGATATCATATACTTAGGCGTTCCGCCCGTAGTATGACGACCATTGAAAGCTACAACTCTACCAGATATATCTCTTACAGGAAATACTATTCTTCCTATATGATCTGAATCGTGGTGTTGAAACGCTTCAAATTTTCTATATGTTGCAGGTTTTATATTTCTCCAGTTTCCTATGTATGGAACAATATCTTTTGGAAACGACAAACCAATACTTTCAGACCTTTTTGAACGAATGGTTTTCTTTAGTAACTCCCTTCTTACTTGCAAATAGTTTGCCTTTTCACCAAAATAATGAAATATATTACCTTTGAAACCGCAAGAAAAGCACTGAAAGATCCCTGTGATACGATCAATTCTCATACTTGGATTTCTATCTTCATGTTCAGGATGTAGACAACTTACCAAACAGTCTCCGCCTTTTGGTATAAAATATATGTTTCTTGAAGCTAGTAACTCTTCAACTGTCATCTACCAATATCCTGAATATTCTCTTTACTAATTACTTGATAAGCACCTTTGTTGTAGGCGGGGGCAACTGTGAAGTTTGCATCTTTTGTATAGCTTCTATCAACTACTACACAGGGAGATGCCATTGCACTTACAGACTTGTACTGTTTTGTCTCTCGTCTGTATACAGGCTTTGATTCAAAAGGCTTGAACTCTTTTTGATAATTACTTGCTTTAGGCAAGGCCTTTCTCTTTCTACCTGAATAAGTGTGTCGTAAACTGCCAAACATAATTGCCATATTGCTGATCCTTTTTTAGTCAAGAGTATATTATACTTAAATTAAGATATAATGTCAAGAATTATTTTTGAAGGCATCAAGTATTTCTTCAAAGGTTGCGTCTACTTTGTATACTTTCGTCTCTTTCCTTTTTAACTTTTTTAATACATCTAATCTGTGATGCCCGTCTATTAATACGCAGTTTTCATCTACGACAAGAGGTTTGTGAGTGTTATTTAAAACTTTTATGAATCTATCAAAGTATTTTTTTGATAAAGGAAGTCTTTCTTCTTGCACTGGTTTTATACTTGATACGTTTATTGTAAGTAGCATAAAACTGAATTGAGACTCTCTAAGTTCTTTTACAGAGAGCTGTAGCATATCTTTTCTAGATATCATCTATATCTTCGCCTGTTTTATGAGAAGAATCTTCTCTTTCTTTTGGAGTAAGTGCAGTTTCTGGGCCAATCTTTAGACTATCCCAATCAACTGTCGAGGTGAATGATTTCATAGAAGCTGATCGCATTTTTACACAGTTCAGTGTAATACAAGCATCTTCATGATCCCATGTTTCTAAAGTATAGGCGGCATCTGCCGCGTCTAAAATTCCTTTTGCAAAACGCGCTTCTCCGCTTGCATCTGTTTGATATGGTGAGAATACTGGTACTTCAAATTCTTGAGCCATAGATTTCAAAGCCTTACTGACTTCGATCTGCTCTGTCCAATCATATTGTCCACCTCTTGAGGGAAGACTCGACCGCTTTACTTGATTTATGTAATCGACTATAATTACACCAACGTCCATCTGTTTTACTTTTTTGTCAAGATCTGATCGAATCTTCGACAGAGTAAGACTAGCATCATACACAACATCTAGCTGTCGAGTCGGGAGAAGCTCACAACTATTCTTTAGTGTATCATGTAATCTTGTAAAATCACGATGTTCTTTGTACTCGTTCAAGCGGTCTTGTCCATTCACATATCTATTAGACCACCATGCTGCAACCTTCTCCCACTCTATTATACTGAGATTTTGGGTACGAAGTCTTGCAAAAGGAATCTCTGTTGCTATAGAACAACAGCGTTGAAGGATAGATCGGCTGTCCATCTCAATAGTGAAATAAACAGCCGACTTACCACTTTCGTAAACATTGTTCGCAATGTTTGCGCAAATAACAGATTTACCAGCACCTCTTCGTCCTCCAACCATAATCAAGTCTCGCGGAGAGAACTGTATCTCATGGTCATAGTCTTTATTCAGACCAAGACGAATGTACTTTGCTAAATCCTCTTCTGGCTCAAACAGTTCAATACGTTGCATACTTTCCTGCGGATCTTCCAAATCAACCTTGTCCTCGATGTCCATGACGATTTGGTGAAGATGGTCTACTGATTCTTGAGCATCCTCGAATGCTACTGAATTTTCAACATAATCTTCCAATGAGTCCAGAATTTCTTTCTGAGTATATTCGTTCTTCAAGTACTGAAGAAGCATATCGGGATCGGCATCGACCTCTACTGCTTCAACTGCAAAAAGTTTTTCACGAGTACTTGAATCACGAATCTCATACTTGAGATCTTCAATTGTGGGCATCTTATGAAAAGTCTCGCAATGTTTATCAATAACTTTATACAAGCTATGATACTCAGATGGTAGATACTGCTTATGCGTAACGCTCCAAGTCTGAAAGTCTTGGAGTGCGAGCACTTGCTTTATCAACGCACTTGCGATGTTCAAAAAGATCCCCCCGAATCAAAAATACGAGCAGACCCCGAAGAGCCTGCCCAAAATAGTCTAAAAAATTAAGCTGATGCTTTTTCTTTCTTAGATGCGCCATCATAGTCAGAGGCACATAGTCCTCTGCGTGTTAGCATAGTTTTAACACCACGTGCAGTTTTTCCAATCGCTTCTGCGATAGTGTCTACTGACATAGCGCTTACGTCGCCAAGTCCTGCCAAGGGATCTTCTTTCGAAGAACTCATGGTAAACTCTTGACGAGGTATTGCTCCAATGTCTCCTGATCTGAGTAAGCTAAGAGCCTTACCACGAACAGAGTTAACTGATCTGCCCAATGCTTCTGCGATAGCTTCTACGAAAGATCCATCGTTTACCATTGAGACAAAAGTTGCCTCTTCTTCTGGGGTGTAAGTTCTTACTGCTTCCACTTTGGGAGCAGGCTTAACATGATCGGTAAGTTCCATTGAAAGGATCTTGCCTTGTATTGACTTAGGTGAGAATGCGCCATCTTCGAAATGACCTGCAATCTCTGCATAAGTATACTCACCACTGTTGTCTGTAACAAAGGCGGCAAGAACTGCTTCTTGCTCATCACTGAACGCTCGGCTAGAAGCCGAAGAAGCTAATTCTACGTCATATCCCATTTTTCGCAATTTGCTAGAAATAGAACGAGTAGAGGTTTCAAGGTGAGTTGCAGCTTCCGCTACAGTTCCTTGTGAGATAGGTGATTCTTCACCTATAAAGTTTGTAAGAGCGTCTGTTCGCTCGTCTGTCCACTTAGGAAGTGCCATTATTTTTCTCCAATAAAATCTAAAAGATTAGTTATTATTTGTACGCCAGAATCTCTGGCTTTTATAGTTTTAGCGGATTCTATTCCGCTTTCATTCACCAGGATTGTAACATCCTTGGTCAAACTTGCTTTGACCACATAACCAAGCTCTTCAAGTTTGTTTTGAGCCTCGGCTTTGTTTTTAAAACTGGTAAGTTTACCACTAATACAAACAACTCCGTGGGTTGTGGTTTGTTGGGTTTTTTCAAAATTCCAACTAAAAGGTAATGTGCAAAGGTCGTAAAAGTCCGATTGTAGCCAGTCTGTTAAGTTTGTAGCTGCTTTCTCCCCTAACCCTGCCTTTCTACACTTCTCATAGTAAATCTCTTCGATACTTGTAAACTGTGTTGCAAGTTTTTCTGTGGCAGTTTTGCCAATCAAAGGTATACTAAAAGCAGGTAGTAACACATTTAGTGGTGCATTGCGAGAGTTCTGTATTTCACTAAACAACTTCAGTGCTAAAATTTTTGAGTCGAGTTTTTTCTTTAGCTCTTCTACTGTCAACCAGTATATGTCGTTTATAGACTTTAACTGTAGTTTTTTAATTGTAGCAGGTCCTAGACCCTTGATTTTAAGAGTCTTGGCAAAGTGTTCAATTAGTTTAAGAAGTTTGTCTCCGCAATGTTCATTTCTACAATACAAAAGGTGATTGACTTCGTCCAACAATGAACCACAACTTGGGCAAGTAGTGGGTGGTTGAATCGTCGTCATAAACAGTCCCTCTGAAATTGAATGTATATTATAAGATAGTTTGGGGTTGGTTGTCAAGAATTATTTTTCCACACGTCTAAGAACCCGAGGTATGATGTCCCCTGATCTTATCACTTCTACTTGACAACCAATCTCCAAGTCTAAATCACGAATGTACTGAATGTTGTGTAGTGTCGCTCTTGCGACATTAGCCCCACCAATATCTACTGGCTTTAGAACTGCTACTGGACTAACTACACCTGACTTTCCAAGCTGCCATATAACATCCAATAATGTAGTTATAACACCCTCCTTGATTTCTTTCAAAGCGAAAGCACCTCTCGGATGGTGAGCAGTATGCCCCAACTCAAGAAACTCTTCGTTATCATTCAATCTATACACATATCCATCTGTAGGATATATACTTAAATCAAAAGATTGTTCTGCAACTAGTCGCTTCGCGGCTATTTGTAGAGCTTCGGGTTGAGATCGGGGCAGTACTGTGTTGAAGCCTAAACGATGCAGTGTTTTCAAAACACAAAGATATGTTACTGCATGATCTAAGTGGGGAGTCGCATCGTAGGCAACAAATGATACGGGTCTATCTTTGAACTCTTCAATGTCCTTGAGTCCGAGAGCACCCGATGCGAAGTTACGCGCATTTGTAATATGTTTTGGAGCAACAACTTCTCCTGTAATTTGAACTAAAGATGTGTTTTTGATCTCTGTTGGAACAATACAACGCATCTTATCAGTAATATCTTTTCCTTGCTTACCGTCCCCTCTAGTTAAAGCAAGTTGAAGAGTACCTCCAGCATACAGAATAGAAACTGCTGCTCCGTCTAATTTAGGAGTACATACACACTTGTCTACATCCAGAGGAGCATCGTCTAGATCGAAACATTTTTGCAAGGAGTACATTTGATAGGCGTGAGGAACTGCATCGGTAACCGTGTAACCAACAGTTTTATATTTGTGCCTCTCCGCAAGTAAATCGAACTCTTCGTCCGAGATAATGGGATAGCCCTCGTAGTACATTGAACTTGCTCTATCTAAAAAATCGTGCATAAGTTTTCCATTAAATTAGAGTAATATTATACGCAAAATTAGATACTTTGTCAAGAGTTATTTATACAAATCCTTAATCAAATCTGAAAAATGTTCTTCAATGAGATTTTTTGACTCTGCCAATGAAAGTATCTCTGTAAGACCTGCAAACAGTTCTTTTGAGTTACTAAAATCTAAAGGCATTGCTACTCCTTCAGGAGTTGGCTTCCACTCTTCATGAAAGTCCATATAATACTTTCTCAAATGTAGATATTCTATATCACGAAAAGTATTTATAGTAAGTCTTATCTGTATTTGTTTCTCTTCGTCATAATGTATAATTCGAGAGTAGGCTTCGGGTGCTTGATATAGTTCCATTATCTTTCATTCCTTAGAATAGAAGATAGAGGTACTACACTTGATACATTTGAAGGTCTTAACAAACGATAAGAGTCAGTATCCCAGCAAAACAAAAGAAGAGTTTCATCTGTTTCTTTTGCTCTATTTCTCTTATCCTTTATGTATGGGGTAGAGAAGTCAAGAGTACATACGTTGTATTTTAGTTTTTTAGAGTGCGCACTACGATAAGTAATGATCGCATCTCCATAATCGTGCACAAGTTGTGCTAGTTCATGCTTCTTCACTTTAGCTCCTCTGTAGTATTTCAGCAATATTTATTGTGAATGTACTTACTGTTAGGTGCTTTTAGTAGATGCAAAAATACCCCACTAGACAAATCTAGTGAGGTACTTGAATTATGCTTCGTTTATTGCAGTAATAATCGAGGCAAAATATTGTGATGCTTTACCTGTCAACTTTGAGATTATCTCTTCATCGGGTGACTGACCCGCATCACTAATTGCGGCAATCAAAGTTTCTGCAGCTGCTGCTTTAGATACTCGGGTTGCTCCTCCTGTTGTTGAACCACTGCTCTTTGTTGCAGGGGTTTTCTTAACATAAACGCCAGCTTTGGTTAAGATCATGCGAACACCGTTAGGTGATTCGTCTAATTCTTCTGCAATATCCTTCACAATCTCCATGCTGGTCTCTGGAGTTGGTTCTGCTTCTTCGTACATTGATACTGCTTGTGCTTTTTTATCGTCATCCCAAGCCACTTTTTTATTCCTCTTAGTTGGGTTTTTGTTTCCTGGGCAATCGCCCAGAGCTTTTAGTTGTTGCATGTAAAATCGGTCGCCCATTGCTTCCTCTCATATTTTGAAAAGATATTATGACAAAATATAAGCATGGTGTCAAGAATTATTTTTAAACTGCTCTCGTTTTTGTTTGACATCCTTGATAGCTGTTTTGATTGCGTCTTCAGCAAGTACTGAACAGTGTATCTTTACAGGAGGTAAAGCAAGCTCGTTTGCAAGATCCATATTCTTAATTGAATTTGCATCGTCAAGAGTTCTGCCTTTCACCCACTCTGTTAGTAAAGAACTAGATGCAATCGCTGATCCGCAACCATATGTTTTAAACTTTGCATCTGTAATTATATCATCATCACCCACACGAATCTGTAGTCTCATTACATCTCCGCAAGCAGGTGCTCCAACCATGCCTGTACCTACATCGGCATCGTCTGCATTCATTATTCCTACATTGCGAGGATTCTCATAATGATCTATAACTTTATGTGAATATGCCATTTCTTTCTCCTATGCGACATAGAAACTCTCTCCACACCCGCACTTGCTTGTTTCGTTTGGATTTATAAACTCAAATCCTTCTTGAAACTTATCTTGTTTGTAAACTAAATGTGAGCCATATAAATATAACATACTCTTGCTATCTATATAAATATCTTTTACTCCTTGAAATATATGATCACCTTCTTGTTTCGTATAGCACCATTCCATTACATATGTATGCCCGTTACATCCAGCACTTTGTACTTTAATACGAACACCTATTGATTTTGATGGTAAAACTAATTCAGTAAAAACCTTTTCTGCGGTGGGTTCTATAATAATCATTAAGTATAATTTAACTCTCTGACAGCATTTAACTTATCCTGCGCATCTACAAGTTTTGTAAGTTCCATATCAACTGCTTCAATTATATCTGAGTGCTCCCCTATTCCTGCAGGATTTTTATAGTAAACTTCTATATTATAGTGATGCTTTGCTATAAGTCCCTCATAATATTTTATTAATGCGTGTTTTAAATACATTATACATTTCCTATTCGTTCTAATCTAACACCATAATGTTTCAGATGTTCTAGTTTGCATAACTCATAGGCAAGTTGATAAGCATAAAAACCTCCGCTATGTGGTATTGCAAATGGATCATCCGTATTTGGCTCTGATCGTTGTTTTACATATATGGAATAACAAGGACACCCATAAGTTTCTGTGTAGCTTGTCTTTCCCATTCCCTTTTTTAAATCTACATATTCTTTTGTTATTCTATGTAAGATTGTTACTGGTGCATGGTATGTTGCTGACCATGCAATCTCTCCCTCTTCGAAATCCTCTGACATACACTCATCTGGATAAACGTGTGGAATCCTTCGCTCTTCTTTATTATTTGGTCTCTGAGGTACTCCTACTCGATCTAGTAGTGTACGAACAAATCCTGCAGAACGAAATAATCTTTTCGAAATATCACTAATGGTATCGCCTTCTAAATAACTTTCACAAGCCTCTTGTATCTCTTGCTCAGACGCTGGACGACCCCGTAGCGACTTCTTTCTATTTTTTGTGTATTCTCTTTTATCTACATAATCATCAATTACTTTCTGTAATCTTACAGTATTATAGGAGATATTTAAAATATCACACGCTTCTTTTTTAGTTATAGCCTTTTCTGTAGTAGTACCCGAAAGTAGGCTCATCACTTTCTCTATGTTTTTGTTGCTCAGATTCTCGTGACTCTTCTTCTTTACCGCCATATTCTAACTCCAATAGTAATTCACAGTAGTGTATTATCTTTTTTATATCTTCCATACCGTTTTTATTTCTGTGTCGAGTAGCATACTTAATTATATTGCCTTCTATATACCCTAACCTATTAGCGTGAATATATTCTAAAGGCTGAATAGGAAGATCATAATGATCCCCTCCCTCCTGTCTTTCTAGTCCTTTCATTTTGCTGTGATCCTTTTTTCATAGTCTGCATAGTGGTCGTTCCACCATGGAGGTCTCTCTCGATGCGACCAACTGGCGAAGGTGGCTTTATCCAAGTGGTAGTAGTCTCTGTACGATTGGATCGGATTATCATAATCTTTCAACTCGTCTGGCATAGCCAGTCCAAAGGTTGTAAAACCTAGTCTTGGTAAATTCTTCGGCTCTGGTAGTTTGTTTACTACATCTACAATGGATTTGTGTTGTTTTCCATATCTGTAATGATATTCATCATTCAAAGCGTTTCCGTAACACTGTGTCCACTCAAAATTATCAAGAGAGGAACGTACCCATATAGTACAAGGATGATTATACATCATTGGTAAGTATGGTGTAAGAGGTCTCTCTTCTAGGGGTAGATGCTTTATATCTTTTTTGAGATCGTTTAGATGATCTCTTTCTTCTTTTTCTAAGGCTCTAGGTATAAATCCTAGATGCTCATCTACCCATATTGCTGTGCATAATAATTGTGCAACTTCTAGTGGCATTTTTACAATGTGTTTATCTACATGATACTCTGCACACTTTTCAAGGTCGTTGTCTAAATAAAATAAATTCACAAGTACACTCTCTAAAATTTAGATACTATTATACTAAAGTTCACATTTCTTGTCAAGAAATAATTATTCGGTGGTGTCGTCTGTGGTGACTTCTCTATAATAAATTATTACTTCTCCTAACTGATTAATGTATCGTTTTATTTCTTGTGTGTTAGCTGTCATCAGTTCGTAATCTTTTATACTCATTGCTACAAACACTAAGTCTCCTCCATGTTTTTTTCTTATATCATCTTCGAAACGATCTAGATATGTATACCCTTCTGGATAATTATCTTCTCTTCCTAACTTACAGTCAGATTTTTTTGTTTCTGGATTTTTAATACATGGTTCAACTATCTTTGCATCTGATACTACATACCATTTGGGTTCTTTGAGTTTTATAGGGCGGGGTAATATAGGCTGTACTATATCTACTTTGATGGGTTTTGTTATGATTTCTACTTCGCGTGGAGGTTGTTGTAATAAACTACAACCACTAATCGTTAAGACTGCTAATGCGAGTACTGTCCTCTTGAATAGCATTAAATACCTCCTTTGTACCTTTATTGAAAGTTAGCTCTACAAGTCCTGGCTTCGCACTTGCTAACTTTGCTACATTATGTCTACGAAATATATCAAGATACTCAGCCATATCTTCTTCATACTTTTGATTTTTTACTTGGAGACCTTTTAAGGCTTCTGATGTTTTCTGCATATTATTCTGTAAAGACTCAATTGCGGCTTTCTGCTCTTGGTCTCTTATCTCTTGTGCAAGAATAACTTTGGTTTGTTCTTCTATTTTATTCTTCATTGGAACAACAGCAAACTGATAGTATAGAAACATACTAACTCCCATTGCTCCCATGATTCCAAGTAATATTTTAGACATTCTCTAGTCGTGTCATAAGCCTTTCAGCTCTATTTGTCACTTGACGATACCAGAGAGAATCTTCTCCTTCAACAGCAGCTAATTGCCAGTTGCCTTTGTCAAGTGCTTTTTTCATGTTCTTAAACTTACTAAGTCGAGGTCGTCCAAGATTAAACATCATATTGACGAGTATCTCTTGGACTTCCCCTGGAAATTGATCCCACTTATCATAAAGAACTTTACACTCATCTATAGAAATATCCAAATCCGCTTGGAAGGCTTCAGTTACTCTTCCTTTATCTACAGGAGTTCCTACGGTTTGCCCGTACTCTGGGTCTTCTTCCCGTATTAAATGTCCTATACCAAACGTGGGGTAGCCTAAATGATCTCTGTAAATCTCATAAACTACTCCTTCGTCTATCTCTAATTGTTTTTGTACTCGTTCTCTATTCATAATTGTGATCCTTAATAGCTCATACTGGCGAAGTATATTACGGTGAGTGGCATCGCTATAGCCACTACTACTGCTAACATGTCACGAATTGAAGACACACTAGCCCATTCTCGAATTAATTGCATTCAAGTCTCCTTAACGATCTGATGATCCCTGTCTAATTTATAGTTACGTATTTAGGTTGATTAGCCTCAGGAATACGTTCTTCTAGATGTATGCACAGTAATCCTCTCTCCATGCAAGCATTGTCTAGTTCGATGTACTCCCCGACTGTGAACGTTTTTGTAAAACATTTTCCACTAAGTCCTTTATGTAAGTACACTTCTGTATCACTGGTCGTTTGCTTTCTTGTTCCTTTTATAGTTAATACGTTTTTATGTAGACTAATCTCAAGATCTTTTTTATCCCATCCAGGCACTGCTAGCTCTATTAGATATCCCGTCTTTCCTACTTTAATTACGTTATATCTTGGATAAGATGTATCTAATCCATGGTTAAGGAAGTCATTCTGCATTCGGTCAAATCCTAGAAACATCCTAGGTAAATCTGCCATTGATAGTTGTTGTGCGTTCATATTATTTCTCCTTGTGACCTTTCGGCTCACACTGTGACTCCTTACGGTAGTCGTTAATTCAACCACTTATATAGGCGGGTTGTTTGCCTCTAAAAACTTTACTAAGTCAGTGTACCCGCCAACGTGCTTTTCGTCAACATATATTTGGGGTACTGTTCTCGCTCTTGGAAAACGAGAACTGAATTCTTCTACACTATAATCTCTTCCTAGCTTTTTGTAGGTATAGCTATGTTGTGATTCCTGTACTAATGCTTGAGAAAGGTGTACTGCTTTGTCACAGTATACACAACCGTCTCTTCCGTAGATAACAATATTCATACTACTTTCTACGAAGTGTTAGTAACCAAGTATCTCCGCGTCTTTCTGCTTCCCAGAAAACACATACAGTAAGAGTTACCATACATAATAATAAAAAGTGTGCTGCCATACTTAAACCTGCAAATATTATATTTCCTATAATCAGGCATCCAAAAGTAATTGACCACATCCAAGCAAGCACTACCATCACCCACATTCTAGCTAAAGGGTCTGGTATATTCTTTAAAGGGTTTTTATTATGATTGAAAATAAACTCATAAGAGTCATAAACCCAAAGCCCTGCTTTTTTAAGTTTATCCATGTAGTATACCTCTTCTTACAAGCTCGTTTCGATACTTCTGCTTGTGTTTTGGCTTTGTATTTGCATTGTCATATGCTTCCTGTATCTTATCTGTAGAAGTAGTGTGCATATAACTATGAACCGTTCTATATGTTTTTGCTTGACGATTCACTAAAACTTTTACTGTTTCTTTAAATTTCATCGGCATTTCTTAATCTCCTGTACTCTTCTCGTAATTTATTTCTAGTATTTTCTGCTACTTTTCTATTGCTCGTGATAATGTATAGAGTATTATTATCATACACTCTATACATTTCTCTACCCTCTTCCCATGTTTTTTCTAAGATCAGTTTATTCTTCATTTGCGGTTTGAAGTAGTCCCTTATCTATAAGCGTTTCGATTGTAGTTTCTATCCCTTCTTGTTTACCTAATTGATGGCAGGTGAGTCCGCAACCTAAAAGGCAAAACAAGAAAACTGCTAATTCCATCATATTCGATCTCCATTTGAAAAGATATTATACGCAAGTTCAAAGTCGAAGTCAAGAACTTTCTTTAAAATACCGAGTAAATTTTTATATAAGATGAATTATACAGTACAAATACCTTAAATGTCAAGAAACATTTTTGACGATCTTTAAAAAATTTCTTGACAAAGCATGTTGGTTTCGGTATAATACTCACATGAAAAATTATTTCAAGCAACCTTGGACAACAGACGAACGAAGAGTGCTAGCACAGAACTATTTGTTCAGAACCGCAGAGGAAATACAAGAGTTACTGCCCAACAGAACTCTTCAAAGTATAAGAAATCAGGTACATTACCTACGCAAAAGAGGATATAGATTTAAGAGAAATGAAAAATCCAGTGGCAAAGAACGCTTTCAAATTCAATAAGTCTTACACAATAAAAGATAAGACCAAGTACGATCGTGTAAAAGAAAGATGCTCACACTGGGACTTAGATTATTTGACACGAGATGAGTTAGAAGAAGTGAGTAAAAATGCTAATAGATAACCAAGAAGCAATAATTGGAGGTCTTAACGCATGGCAAGCAGGAGCTATCTGTTTAATTCTTTTTCTAATAATGTTGGGCAGGGATTCAGATGACCTATGAAAGTAAGAGTACGGAATGGAAATGTTGAGCAAGCACTTAGGTCACTCAAAAGAAAAATCAACGATAGCGGAAAACTTTATGACTATAAAGAAAAAGAACGCTACACATCTAAATCTGAAAAGAAACAACGAAAAAAAGCATCAGCAGTCGCACGAGAGCGAAAACGAAGGGAGACCTTGGCAAAGAAGTCTTTTCCCATAAAATAATTCTTGACATATTACTTCAAGTTTTATATAATATCTTTTATAAATTAAGGATTATATATGATAAAGGTAAGCACAGAAGGATTAACTACTCGATACGATAGATTCGTAGACGACTGCATTATTGCACTCTTTGACAAAGAACCCAACATAGATTACAATATTACAATCTGCCTTCAAAAGTTTGTGGGTGAAGAAAAAGGTAGTCATGCGGGTTTTTGTTTGGGCGACCTAGAATCATCAGAAATTGAAATAGCAACTCATTGGATCTATGAAGATGATGAAGAGGTTGCATACTCAGATTATGAGATTGCTGGCACTATCGCTCACGAACTTACACATGCAAAACAGTTCTCTCGAGGACAAATCAATATGGTAAACAATGTATGGAAATCAAATGACATAGCGACAAACTGTGACGATTTACCATACGATGAGCACCCGTGGGAAGTTGAAGCCTATGCTTACGAAACAATACTAACTGATATTTACTGGAGCTAATGTGGTTATAACTTTTAATATAGATACAAAAGAGTTTACAGAGTATACCGACAGTGAGTGGGGAGAAGAGATAGCTTTCTGGCAAGAGGAACTCTGGGAAAAATATGAAGATGGTGTATTCGACTTTGAGAACAGTGAGATAGTACAAATCTATAATCAAGGCAAAGTATATACCTATGAGTTTAATAAATGATTGAATCAGTAGCAATATTTATAAGTGCGCTCTTTCTATGGTTTTTTCTACTGTATGTAGGAGCGCACGCATTTCGTTTAGGTTGGTTTTTAGTGGAGAAGTGGGATAAATGGAAGAAGAAGTAAAGTTTACAGAAGAAGAGATTCGACACAGTAAACGTATCTTTAAAAGTGCAACACCAAAGTATACGCCTGATTGGTACATCAAGTGGGTTGCAAGTGTCTTTCTACTCATTGGTATGTCACTTCGAGGTGTAGAAGGGTATGGACACATTGATCTGTCCTTTTCTTGCATTGGAATCTTTCTGTGGTTAATTATCAGCATTATGTGGAACGATCGTGCTTTGATCGTACTGAATGCTGTAGGACTCGCACTACTGTTGCGAACAGCACTTGAAAAATTATTATGAAAAAATGGTGGAGAATCTGGGCACAAAGTCTAGGTGAGAAGGTGGGAGAGACGAGTACTCAGGCAGATATTGTTGCGAGTATTCGTACTTTCTGGTGGGTAGTTCATATCTTTACCTGTTTTATGATTATCATTCACAATGCAACAAAACTGGGGTGGATATGAAAAAGATACACAAGTTAATACGAAGAGCAATTATTCTCAGAAACGCAAGAGACAAAGCACAAAACGAAGAATTCAAAAAACTATGGAACAAGAAACTTACACAACTGATGATGGAGTGGAAAGAGTAAAATCTCCCTGCGTAAATGTATGCATCATCGACACACGAACTGATCTATGTATGGGTTGTTATCGTACCATTCATGAAATTATGATCTGGCAAAAAATGTCAAACGATGACAAGAGAGCTACTTTAAGGAGTATCGAAAATGAGCGAGCAGTTAGAACTATTTAAAGACAAAGACAAAAAACCCGTTGCAGAAGATCAGAAGGGTTGGTACTGGTGTCATGAAGCAAAACGTTACATGAGGTATGCTGAATGGTCACGTCGTGCCAAATAATTCTTGACAAAGAAGTTTGACAAGAGTATAATTAACACTTAACAAAGCAATCACACGCGAGGAAAAAATGAAATACATTTTACTATCTTTACTATTTATACTAGGAGGATGTAGTGCGGTTGGCGGAACAGTTGGAGATACGAGTAACTATGAGAGTTCTCTATTAGATCCTGACGTTTTAATTTGCCCAGCAAGTACTTTTAAGGCTTGCTCTGGACCAAATAAAAATATGCTAACGTGCGAGTGTGTAAGGAATATGAAAATTCGAAACCTAGATTTATCTATTGGAGGATACCCTTACTAATATGCCACCTATTCAAATAACCAACTTTGATAAAGTCGGAGACTTTATGGAAGCGTTCGGACAAGAAGTCCTGATCGCTCCCACAACTCCAGACCCATCAGTCGCTAAATTACGTCTCGAACTCATACGAGAAGAAGTAGCAGAGCTACAAGCAGCCGTGGATGGAATGGATATGCTAGCAATTGCAGACGGCCTCACAGATATACTTTATGTTGTCTATGGTGCAGGTCATGCTTTTGGAATTGATCTTGATGAATGTTTTCACGAAGTTCATTCAAGCAATATGACAAAACTCGGTCCCGAAGGTCGACCTCTCTATCGTGAAGATGGAAAGGT